TCCAAAGGGGATGATTCCTCATCCCCTGAATCATTCGTCTTTATTTGCCTGTTTTACAATCTGGTTCACATATGTAGAAAGACCAGCAAGCAGGATTCCCTGTGTGATTGCTGTAAAGATTGCCATTGCAATATCCTGTCCGGTACCGCAGGTGCAGGTGGCAAATACATAGATTGCACAGATTACGATGCTTATTCCGCCAAGAATAAGAGGAATATATTTGTCTCTTACTGCCTGCGCCTGTTTAAGTGCCATTCCTGTAAAATACAGTACAATTGCAACTACGATAAGTTCCGGTTTTACATAATTTGTGATCTGTTCCATATTCATTCTCCTTTTTGCTTGATATGTAATTCATCAATTTCCTGTTTCATTTTGGTTACCATACCATTTCCACCCAGCGCATGATAGGCGTCGTACATTTCACAAAAGTTCTGGTACGCATACGATGGAATATTTCCGAACTTCGTATACTTTGCATGATACTCTATCATCTGCACGCGGAGCAGGAGCATGGTTCCCTTACTATTTGCATCCCGGTCTTTTTTCTGATTCTTCAAAAGCCAGACAATATACCCTAAAAGAACCGGTAATACAATAGTATATGTCTGCATGAGTATTTCTTTCACTGTTTCACTCTTTCTCCGGCAGTTGCGCCGGCGCAATTTTAAAACGGCAATATGTCTTTTAATGGCTCTGCTCTTATATTCTCTGGCAGTTCATCATCGTCGGTATCTGCGTATCGGCGGCAGTTGTATTCTGCGATATCTACATCCTTTTCAATATCTTCAAGGCTTTTATCGCTCTCGCCTTTTATGATCAGAATCAAGTCGAAGATGATGGACCAGAGCTTACTTATGATCTGTAATTTTGTCATTTATCGTCATCCTCTCTGCTTGCCTGGAGGATGCACATAAGCAAGACTCCTGTGACTCCACCGGCGAAGTACATTAATATATCTATAAAGATGCTCATGGATTCTCCTCTACGTTTTCTTTATTATCTTCCTCCAAAAGCTTTCTTGTTGCTTCTCTCCATCTTTCCGGAACTTCATCAAGTGTCATGATTCCATCTTTAATCCTATTTTTGAAAATTTTCGCCATTGGATTTATCTTCATTTCTGTTTCCTCCTTATCCTTCTGCTATGATTCCTGCAAGTTCTACCAGTGCATCATCCTGATCAGATATCATTGATGCCAGTTCGATCAGCGCGTCCTGGATTTCATCTATCGTCAATTTTGATGATAATGCGGCGTCTGTTCTCATTTTTTCTGTTATGTCATTTTTCTTGATTAGCATAATCTTCCAGCTCCCTTCTGAACAACTTATTAAAGTATCTGTCTAACTTAACAACTCCAGAACGACTTCCTTTCTTCATAGCCGCTCTGACGCACTCATAATGTTCCAGTACCTGCTGGAAGGCAACCTTTGATTTCTTCATCCTTCTCAGTTTCCGCTTCTCGTTATTCAACTTGCTTTTGATTCTTTTCATCGTGATCTTGCCGGTTGGATGCTTTAGAAAAGTAAATCCGAGAAACTTTATTGGATTCTTTACAGGCTGAATGTAAGTTTTATTCTTTGACAGCTTTAAATGTAATCTTTCACATTCGCTTTCTATCAATTTTAACATCTGCTCACATTCACTTTTTGTTCCGATATATCTGAAATCGTCCATATATCTCTCGTATGAGCCATTATCAAGCATGTGATCGAGTTTATTCAGAAACGATACCGCTGACAGCTGATTGATCTCACTCCCAAGTCCAATGCCTGTCTGTTGACCGTTCGAATTAATCACATCTGTATAATATCTGAAAGCCCATGTATCGAATATATACTGGTTCATTTCTTTTAATAAATCTTCATGCGCAATCGAATCGAAATATCCCTTCAAGTCTGCGCATATACAATAATCATCCATGCGTGCATTCCTCAGAATACTTTTAAAGGCTTCTCTTGCGTTGTCTACGCCTTTTCCTTTTATACATGCAAAATTGTTGCTTATCAGCTTTGGAATTACGTCTACATACATGAAGTTCACCACGAAACTTGCCTGTGGGATTCTGTCTATATATTTTGTTGATGTTACAATCCTGTATTTAGGGTCAAAGATTTCAAATTTCTCGCCTTTCTGCGTATGATAGCTTCCGTCCATCAGAGAACGGTGGAGTTCATACGTCTTACTTAAGACATACATATGAAATCTGGATACAGAGTTCTTGTATCCGACGCTTCTGTGGCATCTATGTTCTGCCAGAAGCAAATTTGTAAATTTACACACGGTCTCTTGCACCGCGGTTTCTGTTTGGCTTTCGCCGGGATATACGTTCCTTACAGTTGCATTACCATGCATAGTTTCTTCCTTTCTAGGACTACTTCTATAAAATATTACGTTGCATAAAGTTAACGCACCGTAATCGGGCGCGAAGCGGTTGCCATTGTTCGCATTATTGTTGTCGTTCGCACCAGAGGGCGCCACTAGCCTTGCGTTGTTCGAGTTGTTGGCGTTCGCAGAGCGGCTCCACCCGGAGAAATTTACAACATATACCCCATGATTTTATTTGATTTCTGCTCTTTTACGGGCAGTTGCATCTTTCCATGAGACTAGGCTTTTTCTTGTCTCTACTAGCAAATATATCCAGTATGAAATGGTCGAGTCTGCAAATGGTTTATGGAAATGCAACACCCTGATACAATGCTCTATCCGGTAGGTTTGAGCGATTGCCACTCTTTGTAACCTTATCCGCTCATTAAAATTCATCATCCTTTCTTCTCTATTCAGATTATTTCCTACATAATATCCGTTTGCTTCAAGAACTATGGCTCCTATACCTATCAAAGTCTTTACAATAAACTCACCTATCTGGTTATACCTCTGCGGAACATGGTGGTTATTATCGTGCAGGATGCCATTTTTGTCTCGCTTTTGCTTGGGTTTGCATACGCTCATGGAGTAGTCCGTTAATTTCAGTAATTTGTTGTATGCATCCAATTCGACATTTGTAGGAGTTCGTTTCTCTTTTAACTGCATTGGTTACCTCTCATACGGCAGAAGCTCACGCTTCCGCCGATTTAGTTGATTCTCGATGGTCGGCTATGCCAATTATGTAAGCGGGCGCGAAGCGGTAGCCATTGCCCGCACTACCGCTGCCGCTCGCACCAGAGGGCGCCACTAGCCTCGCGCCGTACGAGTCGCTGGCGGTCGCAGAGCGGCTCCACCTATAATCCTGCGGAGTTCCACCTACCTGACGAGCTTTAGCGCGTGATGCAATAGCATCATTAGTAAGCTGATTATTTGTGTATGTGCCATAAAGCTTCGTAATCTGTCCTTCATCTGTCTGTATGCTGAATGACATTTCTTTCATGCTGAGCAATGTTGCAACATCTTCACAGGTATACAGCTGATATCTTGTAAACTCGTCATTCATACCGTGTTCCAGAGAAACAATGCACGGTTTGATCAGATTTGTAAATCTTGGGTCAAGTCCCCACATGAAGCCTTTCACATTGTACATTCCGTTCAACACATCATTTTTATGTGTGCGGACAGGGTTCATACTCTTTTCACTGCTGTTCATACGCTGTCTCAAGTTCGACACATTCCATTCATTATTTCCGTAGCATACATGACCAAGATTGTTGTATATGATTCCGATAGAATCCATTGACTGATTGACTGTGAAATTCTCAATTGTTCTGATGTCTGTATATTCTTCTCCGGGCTGTGCAACCTGTCCTACGAATTTCACGGTGTCTGAATTGTAGAATGCTTTTGTAGCACAGCAATATGGTTTACAAGTCAGCTCGTATACACCCCTTGCATCTCCGGTTGTCTCTCTGTTGCCTCTGGAATAAAACTGCAACTGGATGTCTCCTGTTTCTTCTGTTGCTACGATATCATTTAAAATTTCAAATACATAATACAGTCTCTTATAATTGCACCACCAGTCGGACGTAGCATTTGCGGTGTTGTATATGTAATACTTTCCTTTCGGAAGTGTGTATCCGGGAGTGATGCAGAGGGCTGATTCTGGATAATCGTAATTAAATGCATCCGGAACATAAGTCTGTTCGACTATAGCAAAATGTTTCACATCCGGGTCTTTTGGGTGAGTTACGTTTGTGCTGGTAGGGTCAAAATCAACGAATGTGTATGACGCCTGCTCATAATTCATTTTCACATAGATCAGATCTGTTTCAGAAGGTGTGCCCTTAACAGCGAAGCCGAAATCACCTGTGTTTATGGCTTCTTCCAGGTACATCCATGAGTTTCCTCTGTATTCAAACACATAGGTATCATCATCAATCCTTCCGACTTTACGAATAAATTTCTGCTCGTCAGATACTTCAAAAGACAAATTTCCATTGCTTGATGTAATTGACAGGGTTTTTATCCGGTTGACCATCAGTTCGTCGCCTGCATTCACGTATTCCTCAATCTTTCCGGAAACCAAGGCTTCTGCCAGTTCGTCATAAGTGTCGATTGACATTTTTTTATTGAGTTCCTTTATTGCAGACTGAATGTTAGTGATACTTCGTGACTGGTTTTCGACATTTTTCTTTACGCTTTCAATAGTGATGCCCATTGATGCAAGTTTCTCGCCTACAGCTGCTGCATCTGCAGCCTTTCCAGATGCACTCAGAGTCTTGTCTGTTCCGGAAAGGTAGTTCCCTGCTTTCTGGTATTTTTTATCAGCTTCCGTGGCTGTAAGATATTCGCCCTTCGGCTGGTAGAGTTCTTCCGCTTCTTTTTTCGTTAAATACGGATCCATATTGACGATCGGTCCCATTGGATCCCATCCATCTGCAGTCTTTACTACATTCATGCCAGCCGCTCCATAGATAGAGTCTGTGGCAATATTGTACATCCAACCTTCCTTTGCGTCCGTTGGAAGATCTTCTGCAGTCTGGACAGTTCCCTTATGCTGTATCGGTTTCCAGTCCCCCATTGATTTTATGTCTTCTGTCAGTTTAACAAGTTTCCCTTTAAGAATTGCGTATACGTCATCTGCTCTCAAGTTTTATCATCTCCTCTCACAGTTTGTACCATTTGTCGGTACTCTTCTCGTATTTGTAGAAGTCTCCTGTATCCAGCATCAGGCAGGAGCTTCCGGTTGACAGGTCTTTGTAGTGGGGAAGCTTATCTACATCCTTGCTTAATCCCTCATAGTTCCTTACTCCCCGGAGCGGGACGTTTGTACATACCAGGCTTCCGAGATCCCATATCTCTTCACCATCTTTGTAAGCCTGTCCGTCTACGAAGCTGCTTCCGTTTGATTTCATTCTGCTTTCCTCCTTTTTTATTTGCGTATAATAAAAGAGCCTGTTACGGCTCTGCTCGAATGTTCATGTTCTGTTTTCCTCCTGATATATCACTATTTATCTGTCCACCATTTATCCGGATTATTATACATGTCAAGTAGCCATCTTTTCATAGCACCCACGCTGCTGAAAAGTCTGGATGGATAATAATAATATTTACCTTCTGGTTCATCACTGCCCGCTATTTTAGGAGAAGTTACATCAAGCACCCCTGCCTGTTTGTCACTATCCTTAAACCAAAACGATTTCTCTTCAAATGCCCCGCCCCATGAGTAAAACGGTACGTTTTCCGGATTGGTATTATAAAGGCTGTATTTTTTTAAGATGTCATCCCAATTTGCAGAATCAGAATACGCGAATTCCGTATCGCCAGTATCCGTTGTAAGTCTCCATGTTGGAACCATTGATGTATCACCATTGTAATATCTCCCTTCCAGCTTGGAATTGTCCACAGCCGCCGCTGTAACCATATATATTCCGTTTACCACCCGCACACAAAATCCATATGCTAAATTAGCATATTGAACTCCATATTTAGATTGTACTGAGAAGCAAACTTCGGCTCTCTTGTACGGTGCAGGGTTTTTAAATCGGGCGTACAGGTCATAGTCAAACCACCATGGATCTTCTTCAACTAAATATTCTTTCTTTCTCCACAAGAGTGTGTCGCCGCCCCATATTTCCTGTATCTCTTTTCCACCGGAATAGAAACCATCTATTTCTCTTCCACCGGAAAAAGCTTTATATTCTATTGCCATTTAACTCTCCTTGTATGTCATGAAAATAGTGTCATTCCTGGTACGAATTGCTGCAGGAAGCTTATCATAATCTTCTTTTTTGATGCGCTTCATACAACGTAATGCTGTCTTTTTTGTAGTGTTTCCAGAAGCAGAAACAGCAGCCGGGGTAAAATCGCTCGTGCCATCCGAGAATCCATAGCTTACCACTGGCATTTCTGATCGGGTGCGGTTTACGGTCGCGGATATCTCAGGTGTATCTTTTCCAAGCTGTCGGCTGTTACTGTTAAAAGGTGCATTATTTGCACTGTAAGTATCAATCAATTGGCTGTTTCCAAGCTTCAAAGTCCTACTCATAATGTAAGAATGTACATACCACTCTAATTCTGTGCCATCTTCCATCTGCTTCGTGTTGCGCAGCTCTATTGTCTGTCCGACTGTATTAAGTGGATTTCCGATAACTTCCACTGTGTAGGCTTGCGCCCTGTAAAACTTTCGCAAATCCAGATTTACAAAAGTACCATAACAGATGTTGATAATCGGCTTTTCTCTGCTGATTCCACCATATTCGTCCGCGTTCCATACATAATCCATCCAGTCCTCATTACCCACAAAGAAGCTGTTACGGTTATAGAAGACATTGTTTTCATACGCTTCCTGTGCAGTTGGTTCGCCAGCCGTGAAGCCAAATACTCTGCTTGGATCTGGATCAGTATAAATCGTATGCGGAAACCATATTCTTCCCTCTTTCGCCCAAAAGCTTTTGAACGTATCAAGATGGACCTCTGCATTATCATAATATTTGTAAATCTTCTTTCCGGAAGTGGTCTCGCCTGTTTCCTGACTGTTTTGGCGAAGCTTTAGGTATTCAAACTTGCCGTCCCTATTCATCCATCCAAAGCGGTCGTTCTGAAGGCACAGGTCTTTTATAACATTAACCGCATTTATTTCATTCGCATTGTTTGTATATGGCACATAAGCATCATCCCAGTGCAGCTTTGTAGATATTTGTTCAATGCCTAAGAATTTAAACAACATATCGCGGAACTGTTTCTGTGTAAGTTTTTTCTTCTTATCGGCAATCTGGCTCTTGTACCATCTTGCAATATCTGTGTTTCTGAGATCATACAGATAGTCGTAGGCTACAATCTTCCTTGTCGAATAGATAGAAGTCCTCTCTGCACTTGCAATCCTGCCTGTGAATACCTTTATCTTTGTTTTATTGCATTCCAGATACACCTCAATCCTTCCTGACGGATATGAGTCTTCATCGGTTCCCCAGAACTGTTTATGACCTGTTTCAAACGACACTTGATTTGAGATGCAACCGCCGAATATAAAATACTGCTCAGAACAGATGGACTCCTGAAGAACAAAAGTATTCGCTTTTATACCGCCATTTTCATGAGTCAGATCCTCAAACTCTCCATCTATCCAGTGTACTGTCACGTAGACTGGCTCTGTATTTTCCTCAGTTTCTCCTATATTGCTGTCAAATGGATTTTTGCCATCGTTTGTTACTTTAATTTGAAAGCTGTCGGAACCAACAAATCTGGTAATGCCGTCAGAAGTCATGTTATAAAATACTGTTATGGTCTTCGACCCTGCTTTTGAACTGTCAAAACCAGATATTGTATAGTCTGTAATTTCTTTTTCACTTCCATCATTCCTTACTTCCACAACAGTTAGCCCTGATGGGTCGAATGTTTCTCCAATTTTATAATAAATCTTGTTTGGATAATGCGAAATTCGGATTCCTTTCAATTCATACACTGTTACTTTGAATGTGGCTGTATAATTTTTATGCGTTACGGAAATTTCTTTCTCGCCAGCAGAAGAACTATCAAGTTTTGATACACTATAATCTGTCAGCTTCCTTGATGTTCCGTCTGTGTATTTGGATATCACTTCGAGACCGGACGCATCGAGACTGTCGTTTGTGTAATATTCTGTCTTTATCGGCGTTTTAGAGACTTCTATCCCAGATACACCAATTACCATGATTGTAAATGTAGTCGTAAACTTATTATAAGTTACTGTTATTGTCTTCTCTCCACCAGATGACATATCTGGACTTGAAAGAGAATAGCCCGCAATTTCTTCTTTAATCCCATCCGTGTATACCTGAGATACAATTATTCCACTGGATAAAAATTCGTCATCTTCATAGTATCTCGTTTTTGTCGGAAGACTTGTTACTTCGATTTTGGCTACATCTACAACCATAATGTCGAATGTGGTCGTGAAGCTCTCGAATGTTACCGTTATACTTTTACTACCGTACGATGTCATATCTGGGGATGACAAGGTATATTTTTTAATCACTCCTGAACTACCATCATCATAGACAACATTAATGATAAGCCCAGAAGATTTAAACGTTTCATTAATCATATACCTAGTTTTATCGGGCAATTGCGCTACTTTGATTCCAACAAGTGATGCAAAATTATATGGTCTATAAGAAATATTCCAATCAAGTCCAGACTCGTCCTGGTGTATGAACGACACCTGTACTGGATTTTCCGGCGTAGCTCCGTTCAATGACAAGTTTGTAGTCTTGCCGTTGCTAGTTAAGCTAGATGTTCCGGCATAGGTGCTTGTAGATGCAGGAGACTGGATTACGTTCAGGTACATATCGCCATTGTTAAATAAGAATAATTCATATTTTATCTGGCTTTCATGTGCTTCAGGGGCTGCAAAATATGTATATCCTTCTACTCGTATTTTAAGAAGTTTTATACCACCGTCTAATGCAGTTTCCATCCTGTAAATATTATGCGTAACTCCATCACGGTTACAAATTTTTAACTGCTCTGAAGATACCCCAAATCCAATCCAGTTGTTTCCGTTAACATAGAGTTTATCTGCGATCACATTGTTGAATCTAAACCAGCTAACGCCATCCAGTATATCTGTCCCATCATCCTGTCCGGAGTTCTCTATTAGTTGCATCCCAGTTAAAGTATTAACGACCTCAGAAAGTTTATACGTTGTTACATCAACGTTGAATGTATCACTTTTATCACCTATAAATACTTTTACAGTTTTTGTCCCAGTCGAACTGAAATCATAACTTAATTCATACAAATCTGTTTCCTGTACAGTTCCATCTTCAAGGGTTATCTGTACAGTTAAATCTGCTTTGGAGATCGTTTCTCCGACATGATAAGTTTTTGATGGATAGTTGACTATTTCAATCTTTAAAACATTATTGATTGCTTCAAATTGGATATTGTTGCTATTTGCATAAGTCTCTGCTGTTGAACCAACATATCCGCGAATTGTCTTTACATAAATCGAGTATTCGCCAATCAGAACAGTTCTGCTCAGAATGGTTAATACTGCGTTTTTATTGTCGATTATGGTTCCTGTTATTTCTTTCAATGACGATGGCAATGTTAATTCTGTCAATCCGCTACAGTTATAGAAACATCCACCTTGCAATGTTTCCAGTCCCTCTGGAAGTAATAATGTTGTAATTAGTGAGCAACCAGAAAAGCAGCTTTGCCCTATTGTCTTTAATGTAGATGGAAGTGACACTTCTGTAACATTTGACATGCCATAAAAGCAAGCTCCAATTAATCCAGTAATACCTTCTTGGACTACGATTTTTTTGACTTGACTAGAGTGATCTCCTTTTCCGTCAAAAATTCCACCGCCAAAATAACTTGGGGTGTCTATATCTTTTGTATCGCCCGTTCCCGAAACCGTTAATAGACCAGTAATCAGGTTAAGCGAAGCTATGGCATCTGTTTCTACATTTGCCCCAATATTTGCAGTAACCGTATCGGATACGTGTACTGTGTATGTGGTGCTTAATCCTCTTACAGTCGCTGTGATAACCTGTTCTCCGGCAATCGTGTTATCAAATCCAGAATATATTAATTCATAAACACTCTCTTCTTCTCCATCATCGTATGTAATAATGCCGTTAGCACTTTCAAAATCATCACCTATATAGTATTCGGTCTTGGCACCATCAATGGTTAACGTAGCGGTAGCTGCGACATATATACTTTTTGTTGTGGCTGCTCCTTTATATGAAATCGTCAGTTCCTTTGTGCCGGGAGTAGCGCTGTCAAATCCAGAAACATCAAATCCAGAAGTCAATGTTTCATTCTTTCCACTATCCCATACTGCCGTTACGGAATATATCTCTAGTGTTTCATTTAGAAGATAATGATCGCGAAGATTGAACTTTGTAAGTTCTAAGACTGTATCCTCTTTTACAGTGATTTCTACAGGCACGCTATAAGTTTTATATGATAATTTTACAGTTTTTGTTCCAACTGTAGATACATCAACATCGGGAAATGTAAAATTACTTACTGCATTCGTGTTTCCTGATGAGTCATAGGATTCTACCGACAATTCCGACCAATCTAATGCGTTTGGGACGTATACTGCTGCAGGGTTTGTCTTAATTCTTACCCCTGCTTCTTTTATCGGTGTGTATTTCGAGCGGATTACTTTTGGCTTTATTCCAGCATTGCTAATAAGTCTACTGATAGGATATTTTTTAAAATCGCTATGGTATTCTGCTAACACAATATCTGTGGTCTTTCCATTTGTGACTTCACAATCTCCAAATAGCGTATTGTATTCATTCTTCGCACTTTTAATTATATATACAAATATATTCCCGTCATCAAATAGAAAAACTTCGTATTCATATGCGTATTTGTCATAATAATGATTATATATTCCTTTTAACTTCAATTTCAGGAATTTAGCTCCTGTGTCAAGAACTCCTTCTTGCCTATATACGTCATTTATGTTGTTCGCCGCTTTAGCCCAGAACATCTTTAAGTGTTCCACATCTGCCCCGAATCCAATATATCCTTTACCGTTTATATAAAGTTTATTCACAGCATTTCCGGCGTAATGATACCAAGACGCTCCTTCTATTTCCAAAGTCTTTTCCTGCACAACATATTCATTGACTTTAGTCATCCCATCCGCTTTATTTAGTAATGATTCAAACGTGTATGTTGCCATATCTGTCCTCCCATATATAAAATAAAGAGCACATGAGCTGTGACACCCATGCACTCTGGTTTAATACTCTATCAGTGCGATCCTGATGCTTGCATAAAAGATCATGTTTCTTTTCTTATCGATCTCGTTTACTGCGAAGTCTATATCCGGGATGTATACTTCTGCATCTTCGTAAGTGTTTGTCTCGTCATTCCAGTAAGTGATCTTCCCTTTTCGCTCTGCTTTATTTGTAATCGCATTGTTTATGATATTCTGGCACTGGATTTTTTCTTCGAGTGTCAGATCGTCTACTGTCTCGAACTCAATTTTTGTACGGTTGTGGTCCATTACATCCCTGTGCAGATATCCTTTTGTATCTGACCAGGGGTCGTTTTCAAGTCTCTGATTTGGTGTACTCTTCCAGCCACCTTTCTTGATGTATTCATGCGGGAAAACCTGTCCTCCGAACTTTAGCAGCCAGCCGCCGAAATTCGCAGCGGATCCTGAGCTAAACTCGCTCATATATTCACCTACCCTTCAAAGATTCCGAAGCCTGTCCGGTTCCTGTATTGTCCATTCTGATCGCGAAGCCAGCGGATGAATTCATTTCCGTCAATATTCAGTACAATGTACTGAGGAGAACTTCCGCCATTGTTTCCAGATTCCCTCAGAGCATCCATCATTGCCTGCTTCATAGTCGAAAGAGGAGATACAACTTCTGTCTCACGCTTGTTATCACCGAGGATTGCTGCAAACTCTCCGGCATTTCGTGGCACAACTGTACCTTTTGCCAAGTATGGAATCTGCGGTGCTGTCATGGTCGGGATTGTAAATCCCCAGGTGCTTCCTCCAATCTTCGGTACCCAGTTCGGAACCTTTATCTTCAAATGGTTTAAAACTCCAATAGCTGTATTGACGCCCGAGATAATTCCACGAATCATTCCATTAATCAGTGCAATAACCCCATTGATAGGCACTTTCGCAATTCCTACCAGTGCTTCGAACACGCCTTTGAAGATATTCTTTACGCCTTCCCACGCACGTTTCCAGTCACCTGTAAATACACCAACAATAAAATCGATCACGCCGCCAAGGGCTTTCAGTATTCCAGCAACTACTTCGCTTAGCGAATCAAACAATTCCAGAAATACATTGCCAATAATACTAAGAGCACTTGCTATTTGCGGAGCCACATTGCCAATAATGAACTTAACCAATGGTACTAATACGTTTTCCCATAGAACTTTCAGTGCATCTACGATTTTTCCGATAAGTTCGATTGCATTATGTACAGCATCACCTACAGGTCCTGCCATGATCTCACTAATCTTAGCTGCCAGTTGGTCTAATACAGGCACTATGTAGCTGTTATAGGCATTTAAAAATACTGTGAGTATTTCAGATAGCCCGTTAGCAAGAGAATCGAAAAAAGGCTTGATATGAGCATCATACATAGTGATAAGTTCATCCATAGCAATCTGCCACGCATCTGCGATAGCCGTAATTACTGTCTCTATTGGCTGTAATGTATTCTCAATAGTCTGTTTAATCAGTTCGGCATTCTCCTGTAATGGAACTAGGAGCAGGTTGATAGAATCTCTAAGCATCTGCCCGGCCAACGTCAATGCCGTCATAACGGTATCTGATATGATCTGTATCACACTTCCTATGATGTTCTGCGTGGTCTGTCCGCCAAACACAGAGAATATATCTGCAAAAACTGCCGATAAATCACCTATTTCATCTGCGATTTCTCCAGCGACATCAAACATCTTGATGATAAATTTCTTGATTCGGTCAACATTCTTTGACAGATAAGATTCTATTCCCCCAACAAGTGCAGCTGCCAGGGTAAGTCCAACCTTTGCTATTGAACCGGTTATCTTTCCGAGATTCTTAACTACCTTTTTTGCAAACTCCGAAGCAGCTTTCTTGACATCAGGATCCGTAAAAATATCTGTCAGATACTTCTTGATATTCCCAAGATCACTGATTAGTTCATTCAGCATCGGTTTGTAGTCTCCAAGTCCCTCAAAGAACCCGCCCTTGAAGATGTCTCCAAGTTCTTTTAGCTTTTTCGCCAGTTTTCCTACTGCGCTGGTTGCCTTATCTGCTTCATCTGACACATCGGCAAGCTTTCCGTAGTCCACATTGCCAATATCCCCGATTCCTATATCTGCTATAGCCGGAGTCTTTGTTGAGTCGGACGTGTCTGAGTTATCCTTGCCTATGACATTCAATTCATCAAACGATGCAATGTTCTTCTTCAGTGCCTTATTCTGCTTTTTCAGTGCCCCTGTGCTGTCCTTCGTGGAATCTGTTACATTCTGCGTAGCATCAGCCAGACTATCAGCTCCATCAGCAGCGCTGCCATAAGCATCTTCTGTGGCTGACAGATCAGTTCCAGTAAGTCCCGCTCCACTGGCTCCCGTCTGCCCGGATGATTTGTTTCCGGTTATCAGTTCCGTAAAGGACTTAAAAGCATTTGCAACCGTGGCAAGTTTTGTCAATAAGAGATTTATCACTTTTATGACCGGAGTGAAGATGTTAATCAGTCCTTGTCCGACTGTAGCTTTCAGGGACTGGATCTGCAGTTGCATCACCCTGACCTGGTTCGCCCAAGATCCGGACGTTCGTGCGAAGTCTCCAGAAGCATCCGATAACTGACTTGTTACAAATTTCAGTCGCAGCGCAACCTTCTCCTGCTCTGTCATGGCAGATGTGGTCTTTCCGAAACCATTTGCCAGTGCGAACTGATCGAGGGCCGTCTGGGTCATTACAACACCGAGGTCCTTCAAAGATTCCGTTTCACCAGTAAAGACGCTCTTCAACTTTGTGAATGCTTCTCCCTGATCGAGATTATAGAAAGATGCAACATCACCTGTGAGCTGAGTCAGCTGAGTAGACATATTGTACGCCTGCTCCTCTGAGAATCCGAAGGCTTTTGCCATAGCTCCAAAAGTACCGGTGTACTGCTTCGCCATTGTTTCGGAGAGTCCGGCAGATGTCATGGCACTTTTAGCAAATTCGTTGACCTTATCTGACATGGTTGTAAATGTAACATCTACAACGTTCTGGACTTCTGCCAGATCAGAGCCAAGTTCTATACACTCCTTGCCAAATTGTGCAAGTTTTCCAATCGCCAGTGCTGTGCCAACGAGTGTGCCAATCTTCTTTATCGTGCTTCCAAGTTTATTGAAAGACCCTTCCATTCGGGAAGCGCTATTTCTGACTGTTCTTTCAGCTTCTGGCATTCCATTCCGGATTCCTGAAGTATCAAGTCTCGTATCAATTACGACTGTACCGTCTGCTGCCACATCATCCACCTCCTAGCCGGTTGAGTTTTTCATTCAGTGCGTCTTTATATGCCTGTTCTTCATCTGAAAGTTGTGTTCTTATATCGATAATCTTCTTGTTATCGTAATAAAACTTTTTCTCCCACTTCTCAAGTCTTTCACCATGCGCTTTCTTTGAACGAATGCCAAGTACTGTATTAAATAAGCATTCGCCCGCCTCCATAAAATAGCTAAAGAACGTCCACCAATGCATGTATGGTGCTGCTCTAACCTCCGTGTTTGCTACTTTGTTTACCGCAGGTATGATCATTTCTCCGTCCTGCCCCCAGTCCATCAGACGTGGTTTAGGTTTTCCCGGGTCATCGTCCGTCTGTCCGCAGTCAATAAATTCACAAGCCTTCCTGCAGGCTTCTTCCACATGCTCCGGTGGGATATTCTCCCAGTTTTCGTAAAGAATCTTTAGCATTACTAATCTTTTTCCATATGCGTTCAGATTTGGGTCATTCTGTGCGATCAGAATGTCTATGATTGCGCGAAAATCCGTCCTGATAGAAAAAGACACCCCGCCGATATTCAGCGAGGTGGGTAATTCATAGGCATTCATTTTGTATACTTCTCCGTATATTTATCAACTTCTGCCTGCATTTTCTTTCTTCTCTTTTCAATTTCCGGTGCGATCGCATCAGCTACCTTGTCCAGAACGATATTTGCAAACATCTGCCCGTTTCCAAATACCGTAGTTGCTGTGATCGGTTCCCTGAAAAGGTCTTTTGATGCTTCATAGCCGAGCAGATAGTTGATCTTATCCTGAATCAGTTCATTCAATTTTGCTGCTTCTTTTGCAGATGCAACATTTTTAACCGTTTCTTCCATCTTCTCAAAAAACGCAGAAACTTCTTCTGCTCTGGCAGCAATATTTACATCTGTTGGATTCAGCCTGAATGATGCAAAGATTTCATTCTGATTATTCGTAAATGTAAATGTGAGGATTCCATCATCAATCTTCGTGTTAATTGTTTTCGACATCTAAGTTCTCCTTTCAGACGCTAGGCGTAAATGTTGCTGTAGCGAGGTCGAAGGTACCTTTTGTACGCTTTCCAACATAATTTACACTGAACGGGATCTGATATCCGGATGTATCACCGCCGTAAGATGTCGGCACAATATAGCAGGCCTGCTGGTACGCTTCATACTTGCCGTCTGTAGTCTCTTTCCACAGATGAGCTTCTACAGCATTCGTTTTAAGATTATCGTCCTTTAATCTCTCATCAATGATCGTCTGTAACTTATCAGACAGCGTTGATTCTGTGTCTGCATAATACGGGTCCGCATCCGAAGATACCTCATATCCGTTATGCTTAAATGTAGATTCTCCATTGATGTTCTTAGAGGTCTCTGTATCTGGATTAAGTTCAACATTGTACTCTTCCAGATCTTTCCCTAACCGTTCATACTTTGGTGTTTCTCCTTTGCACAGAGAACCCGCATCAATGAAATGTGCCATATATTTACGGTCAATTCTTCCTGTAACTGCTCCCATAAAATGTTCCTTTCTGTCTGTATTCCAGACCATTATTCATTTTCTGTATAAATAATTCTTACCTGTATCATGTAACGTGCCAGTCCTGCCTCATAATTAACTCCTGACAGGTTCGGCATGTTCTGAAGGTTCTCCATCTTCTCAATCGTGCAGTTCTTTCCGAAATCCGGATATTCTTTCTTTTCGTTCTGCTCTTCCAGCCACTCCATGAATGTCTGGGCGAAATTCATCGCTTCCAGATTCAGGTCATCTGATTCGGAAGAATATTCCTTTACGATAATGATCGAGAATCCATATTCTTTTAGTGCATCACCGGTTATGTATTTCTTTCTGACCTTATCTGAATAATTTGTGATCAGAGATATACCGTTCGGTGATTCCGGTGAAAAGTTAAAATTAAGCATACTCCCTGCCAGCTCTTTCACTTTCGGTACGAAGTATGCTTTTACTGCATCATGTTTACTCATATTTACCTGCTCCTCAAGTATTCCTCATAGGATCTTGTAAGATCATCTTTCCTTGCCGTCATCATTGCTTTGTCCCAGTGATCTGTTGCAAGAGGATGCCTGAACTTGCTATATTTAAGTTTTCCTCCCGTCGGGGTCTTATGTGGAGGGGAATAGAATCCCATGATTTCTCCTCCGTCCATAAGCGGGTAGTTCGGACCATATACCTCACCGATATACTGATAATGCGCATATGGGCTGTTATATGTTACATGTCCACAATTCTCATCTGCTGTGATATCTATGTTCTGTGAAAGTACCAGGTTATCTGCCGGTACATATGGATCCATAAAACGTACTGCGGAATTTGCAAGGAATAGCATTCCCTGTCTTCCCCCAGTCACTCTTCTCGCTATATTTGACGGAGAATTGTTCCAATTAAAGCGTGTTCTCATATTCAGCCTCCCAGTCTGTAATGTTTTCCAAGTGGGAAACTTGTGTTATCCGAAAAAGCCGTTACCTTAAAGGCATTCGGTTTATATCTGTTGAGAACCTGTGCTGCAGTCTGGCCGGACGTCCCCGTGATTTCTTCAGAGCATTCTCCCAGAATCACGATATCTCCCTGAAGTATAGAAATCGGTTCCTTGCAGCTTTCTTTCGGGATTCTGGCTACATATGTGTTCTGCACGTTCACTTTTGTTTCATTAAACCCCGTATTCACAACCATTTTCCAGAAGCAATTATGGAACACTGATTTTACCCAGTGTTCCTTATTATCCTTCATTGCCTTATGATACAAAGTGATCGTATGTACGTAATTCGGATTCATAACTGCATTCCTCTGTATAAGAGACCTGTGTTTCCAAGATACTTATAAATGATCTCTCTCTCCTTTTTGCTCTTTCCTTCCTCTGTATACGAAGACTGGGATAAGTCAAAGGTCCCTGATTCTCCGTCGTTCGAATAGGAGGAAAGGAGACCGCCTCCTTGTTCTGCTGCCTTCTGAGCCACTGTATCTGCCTGATACAGCAATTCTGCAAGCTCACAGGTGCAATCTTTCACATCTTCCGTGATAAGGTCAAAATCAGCTGCCAGGCGGCTCATGGTATACTGATTTAATACGCGTTCCGCCTGTTTCTCCCAGTAAGGGTATATCCCTTCCGGAATTACCGGAGATCTTCCTAACAGATACCCTGTTTCGTAATAGCTACGGTCTGCATACATTTACGTCACATCCTTATATCATTCATTTGCTTTTAATACAGAGAACGGGCATCTCTTTGTTTTATCTTTCTGGAGACTATTGATCGGATTCGGAATCTCCCAGCCAAGACGCATAACTGCTCTCAGAGCTACCATGTCATTCTGCATCAGGTTGTATGCGATAGAACCATCTTTATTCTGTACAACGCCCTCTGTAAAGAGTTTGAATGTGATGTCCTGGCGGATAGAATATACCAGCTGGGAGAAGTCTCCGGAGATCATCAGAGCTTTACTCTTATCGAAAGCACCATTATTTGGGAAGTTCATTGGACTTCCATCCAGGGAATAATTGGTTCCTGTCTGCATGTCGCTCTTGAACAGGGGATTTCCGGTTGTATCCTTTAATTCTCTCAGTTTTGCTCTCATAGAGATGTCTGCCATATGTCCATTTACGAAATATCCGCTGTTCTCTACTTTTGCAATCACGCCGTCTACTCCCATGATCTTGTCATAGAGGTTATCATCACTTCCGATTGTTACTACGGACTTCGCTGCATTCGCAGTAGTTACAACGTCATCTCTCCAGGAAGATGGTTTATCTGTGCCAAACAGGATAGCTCCATCAATCACTTTTCCAAACGCTTCAATGATTCTCGGTCTTACTTCGGCCCAGATATCATATTCTGAATCGTCCAGTACTGCTTCCGGTACCGGCACGATAACTGCGATTTCTTCTGCAGTGATAAACTTATTGCTCCATGCCTGCTTTGTAGTCTGTTTCTGACCTGTATCGCCATTTACGAAGTATGCGATTGGCAGCATATCAAGAACCGGCATTTTGTACTGTCTTGATGTCATATTTGCCATTCTTCGCCCTCTCTGGAGCACTGCTGACTGGGTAACTACTCCCTGGATGATCTCATTTGACTCCTGTACCGGAATCAGAGACTCAGCTCCGGTTCTGTCAATAATGTTTACGTCGTTATCAAAAAGTCTTAAATTCATTCTGTTTCTGTTCATGTTTCTCTCCTTATCTTCTCATTGCTGCACGGATCCGGTCATTGATTGACGCATTGACATTTCCTCCGGTGTTCTGATTATCAGCTCCCGTGGATGTGGAAACTCTGTATGCTCCTTTTCCGTAACGTGGATTTTCTTTCAGAAATTTATCTGCTGCCTTTATAAAATCAGTCTTGTCATCTACAAGCTTATTGACTTTAAAAAGAACATAATCCATATCTTCTGCCCTTACGCCTTTTTCTGACAGGATTTTTTCATTTTTATACTGCTGCAGTTCCTGCTTATATGTGTCTCTTTCTTTTGTGATTGCATCGACATCCGGCTGATTTGCTTTCTGTTTTGCTTTAAAATCCGCAATTGCAGTAGTGATCTGTTCCTCACTTAAGCCCTGCTGTCTGTAAAAGCTTGCCAAGGCTGCTCTTTCCGCCTTCTGTGCTCTGCTATTTGCAATCTCTTCCGCCTGTTCAAATGTGTACCCAGTGTTTCCGTTCTGGCCGCTGCTGCCAGTCCCACCATTTCCGTTCGGATTCCCAGTTCCGCCGTCTCCGCCAGTTCCTCCTTCATCGAAAATGTGTAAATTCATTAATTTATTTTTCATTGTTTTCCTCCATATTCCCAGAGCTTTTATCTGTCTTCATGTTTTGGACATAATAAAACCAGCCTTGTCGGACTGGTCAAACAAACTCTATGCAGTTATATTCCTGATTAATGGCTGTAAGCCCAAGAAACCAGGAGTCTATCAAAAGTTTTCCCCTGTCGTCCAGGTCTTTCCATTTTATCGTGGTCTTTCCGGAAGCTGTCTCTGCTCTGATCCGGTTGTCCGTCAGGTCTTCCAGGGAATTAATCAGATTACAGGTCAGAGCTGAAATGGCAGAACATACAATATCCTGTCCATTTACTGATCTGCACGCATGACCATTCATCTGTATTTCGGAAGAAGTTATTTTAACTATTATCATTTTCTGTTTCTCCTAGTGTTTTAACTTTTCAAGTTCCAGTATTCCAATCTCTGCTTTCGTTGGCATGAACTTTCCGCGTAATCCATCTTGAGTGATTCTTTGTTTCTGTTCTGGCAGTTTTAGTTTTTCAGAAAAGTTTTTATAGGTCTGCATTTGACCCTGATATCTAGCTTTTGCAAGAATAATATCTTCCGGAGTAGCTTCTCCATCTTGTAACAGTTTTATCGTTTGTCTCTGGGCACGCATTCCCCGTTCCATCTTCCTCTGCTGCTGAAGTGCTTCATAGGTTGTGTATTCTTTACCGTTATAGGTCTTCGGGGTATTTTCTTCCTGGTTCATCCGTTTTAGCTGTTCATCTGTATAAGTTCTTACGGATCCGGGTGGAAATGGTTTGTAGTCATGATAACAGTTAGCTCCTTTCAGACCGGTTACTTCTCCCAGACCGCACACAGAATGAAGCTGTTCCATGCTGTATACCCTTCCCTGCCACGGCTGATGTGAAGGCCTTGCACCGACATGATAACTTACCTCATACATATCTGTGTGAAGTTCTGCCGCTACCTGCTCATTTATCTTTCCCTGCACCTGTCTGAATCCTGTGAGAACCGCTCTCCTGGCAGCTACATTCACTCTGTCTCTCCGTCCGGAATCATAATCTATGTATCGGATGCCCGAATCGGTCATTTGTTTGATTATTCTTCCTAAAACAGTGTTGTAATCAAAAGCCCCTGATTGAATATCCAGAACCGCATTATCCATTGTGGATCTGTAAAAATCCATAAGCGGAGCTGATTTGATTTTCCCAGTCGCAGGATCTCTGATTGCAAATCCCATGGAAGCGGTCAAATTCTTGTATTCACCCTGTAGCTGTTCTTTTGTTGCTTCTATGAGTCTCTGGAGAACAACGTTTTCTTCAAAAGGTATCTGCTGCATATCTGCGAATTTATAGAATCTTTCATGTCCATAGTATTCTTCGTATGCCTTATCAGAAAAGATCTTCTCCATTTCCTTTTCAGAAGCTTCAAGAGCTGACTGAATGTACCTTTTAATCTGTTCCTGTGACATTCCCAGTTGCTGTAGTCTTGTCAACTGCCAGTCTGCAGATGCTGTAGAAACTCCATTTTCTTTGATACGACGAACGATATCAGACATGATCCGAATCTCCAGTTCCGAAAAGATATTTTCGGTCTTTGCTGTCAGTTTCTCAATTTCTCCCTGTGTCATTCAATCACCGTATCTTCTGGCTGTTCGACTGAAGCTTTTGCTTTTTCCTCGGTCTCCCCATAATACTTGGCTCTGTATTCCCATAATGGCATTGCGCCCATGCTTACGTCCTGACGATCAGACTGGCGTTCGGCCTGTTTGTCCTCAATAATCGAATCATCAAAGTCAATTGTGATCTCAGTATCCGGATTTAATGGATTTCCGAGTACAATGCCGAGTCGAATAATAATCTGTATCAGTTCTTTCAGAACGTCTTCCAGGATAATCTCATGTTTCTTAATCATGCGATACATATCTGAGTTTTCCGATATGACTTCTGTGGCCGTCTTTACGCCGCTGCTGTCGAATTTATATCTTTCTGTGCCAAACCCGCATTTCAAAGAAAGATAATTCAGGTCATCATCAATAGCCTTCGAATGCTGTTCCGATCTAAGGTCCATGTTGATCTCTTTTATCAGTCCTTCTTTGTCCTTATCGTAATTATCCGGAAGCTGGTAAAACACTGTATCTTCCGGGTCAAATGCCGGATTTCCATCTATATTCCTTATCATTTCCGGAGCAACAAATATTCTCTTTCTTCCAAGGTCAAACTCGTTGTTATATGAGTCATATTCAATGTCCAGTTTTTTCAGGATATCAATAGAATTCGCGTATATTGCGATTCCCATGGGGTTGCTTTCGTCTTCATCTGCATTATTTACGATATTTAAGCGATCTATCGTGAACTGAGGTTCCGGTGAACCCGTCTCCACTCTCGCAGAAAGGTTTCTAAAAGGTTTCAACTGTTTCCATTCTTCTTCCTTGAGTTCTTTCCCTTCCCTGCTGCCAGTCTGACATTCCAGGACGTTATTTTCGATGACGTACTGCAAACCCTGTTCTGTTTCTTTCATCTGGTGAATCTGAACCTGTACGTATTTTCTTCTTGCAATGGTCTTTTGAAATGTAAATGCACACTCTGTAATCTTTCCATTGTTCCAGCTGATCGGGTATATATCTTTCGCGCTCACATAATCAATCCCTATCTTTCCGGTACCAGGAATGATCCTGCCTTCCTCATCCGCCTCTGCATCCTGCAAATACGGGATATATGCAACTGTTCCGGAATATGCTTTCCTTTCCTGATAATCATTCCCAAGGATCGGGAATCTGTTCTGTCTCAGGACTTCAGACACGAAGTCTCCCGTGGTTTCATCAGAAAGTGTAATCTGCACACGTTCATTTAAAAGCAGGTCTGCGATATCTTCTGCCAGTTTCTTCGCCATTCCCAAACTTTTTCTGTGCTTTATTGAATATGTGCCCTGTCCGGAATATACTCTGTATCTTGTAAAATTTCTTACTTTTCCCTTGTACCAGCTCTCCCAGATGGCTATCATCCGGTAAAAAGATCTGTCTACCGTATCAATTCCTTTTCTTTGCAGATAACTAAATATATCCATCTTTCTCTACCTCCTTTCTCGCTATATCAACGATGTATTCTTTTTCTTCTATCTCGGCAGGGAGCCACGTCTTTAAATATCTCCATGCAGTCATTACTGCATAGCGTAATGCGTCACATCCATGATCGTTTTCTTTGACTGGTACTTCCTTACCTTTTTCAATTGATTTTTTATCGTACTCATATGTCCCCAGCTCTCTGATCAGATTCTCCTGTTTTGGAGAAATACTGAGGATATCGAATATAAATGCTTTCTGCACACGGCTGATTCCAAGTGCTACATCGTTCTCTGCATCTCTGATCAGAACACTATAATCCAGTCCGGTTCTGGTAGCTCTTCGGATTTCTTCCTGCAAGCCTTTTGCCGACGGGTCCAGGCACACATAGAAAGCTCTGATTCCATATTCTTCATGAAGATCATTCATAAAGTCCACTAAATCCTGTGCATATTCTGACGGACTTCTCTGTGTTCCGGATTCCCGGCCACTGTGGTAATACTCTCCAAGCCCAGGAAACTTTCGCCTGTATGTGTCAAGTCCAAACGCCTGATAGGTTGTTGCATTCTGCTGTCCATAGTCTCCGCCGATATATGCTCTTTCGTATGCTCTTCCTTCTTCCGGTTTCTTTCGGTTTCGGTCTGAGACCATATAATAGATCAGTTCATCTACTCCGACCGGTTCCCCCAGCCATGTCCAGCGGTACATCTTTGGATCTACGGCTTTCATGGCTTCTGCAGAATCAATCAGATCCTGTCCTAACCAGTCTACCGGTACGTCTCTGTAATCCGTATGAATGTGAATACAGTCAGGGCGTTTCTCCATCTTCTTGCACCATGTATTTACTGGTGCATTTGGATTCTTCGGCGGGTTGTACAGATAAATCATCTGGAATCCTGCTTTATTTCCCCTGACGAAAGTTGCTTCTATGTTCGCAAGCTCATCCTCACCTTCTCCGTCGTCAAAGAATTCTGTCAGCTCGTCCAGGATAACTAATTTAATTGGTTTATCTTCGTCAATGATACCTTTGGTGTCGTCTATGCCGTCGGATCCAGAGAAGTAAATGGTTGTATTGTACTTCTTATATGTGATTTCCATCGGACTTTTTGTTATATAAAACCGGTTCTTTGGTACCTGAAGGCGGTTAATACCTCGAAGCATTTCTTTGTATACCGTCTTTCTAAGTTTGTTATGGTGTTTGCGCAAGACTACAGCTGATCCATGAGGGTCTGCTATGATCTGGTAGTCTGTCCGTATAGCAGCAAAACTGGATTTCGTGCCGGCACGTCCAGAAGTTAGGATGATGTGTTTATATGATTTATTATTGAATACCGGAAGATACTTCGGTATCACTATCTCTGATATTCTGACCTGCTTTTTCGTCCGCATCGTTTATGATCTCAACTCCATCCTCTTCTCCGTCTGTCGGTGCTGCTGCCAGGCGTTCTGTCTGGGCTTTCATCTGTGCAATCTTTGCTTTCTGCTCTTCCGTTGCCATATTCATGTGATCAGACAGCCACTGCAATGCTTTCATGCGGTCTGATAATTTGATACTGGCTCCATCTTTTCCCTGTTTCACTTCTGACAGGATAGTGCCGTCCACCTCGGCAGAATCCTTGAACCGGACTGTGTTCACAATCTTTGTGAGTGGTTTCTCTTCTCCGGTCTCAGGATCCTTTATCTTCACAGGTCCATGCATTGCCATAACCGGTACCTCTTCCGTACCGAATGTCATGTAGTCAGTGATATCTGCAAAGGCTATATCCATGTACTTCTGAAAGATATCTGACTCTGAAAGAAATTCTCGGTTTAGGCGTTCCTGCTTCAGCTTTAAGATTTCAGATTTTATCTTAGGATTTCTTAGGTGACTGCTACCTTCCACCATAGCTGTTTCATAGCTGCATCCATATGCTTTCTGGTATGCTTTTGTTGCATTGAAGCTTCGGATATAATGAACGCAAAAGAGCCGCTGTTTATCAGTCAGTTCTGGATTCTCTATAATAGAACTGACCTCATCTACAGACGGCTCTTCCTGATTCTGTTTTTTATTCCTTTTGGTTTTCGCAACGTTGCGTTTTTCTTTTGCAACGTTGCAATCCCAATTGTATCTATTTTTCCAGCTCCGGACGGTTCCCTCAGGGATTCCTAACTGGTTGGCAATGTCTATTAATTTCAGGCCTTTATCATATAGTGCTTTGGCCTGCTCTATTCTCTGATCTGGTGCTCTGGCCAAGCCTCACCACCTCTCATTCGTTTCGTTTTTTTTGAATATAGAAAAAAGCAGTCTTTTAATCATGAAACTGCCTTTTCTATACTTTTATTCATTTCCTTGGGTACTTTACAATAAATGAAGCAAAACTTACAAATTCACCGTTTTTCCTAAAATCGTTGGCTTTTTTTCGTAGTTCTTCATAATCTTCGCTATCATCCAGAACTCCATTGACTTTATAAGCCTCTATTTTATATTCACCTTCTCCGATGAAGGGAACATTTTCAAATGTTAATTCAGAAAATGTATTACCACTATTTGATAAATAGTCTTTTGCCTTTTTCTCTTCATTAGAATTTTTATAGAACTCTGTAGCACCCAAATAAAGGCCCCTTCTTCGTTCCATTTCCACTAAAAAATAATGCAAAACAAAATTTTCATCGTCATTAATACCATCGTCAATTCCATTCATAAATGTAATTACTGAAAACGTAGCTTCATGTTTAGCATTTGTAGTAATTTCATTAAATATCTTACCTATTGTTTTTGTCTCATCATCATATTTTTGACATAAGACTAAATTTACATTCAATTTATTGGCCATCGTTTAATTCTCCCCAATCCCCTTTTTTTACTTCTTTGGCAGCAACTTTTTCATGAACTTCTCCCTTGTAGTCAGATACTTCTTTATGTAAATCACTAAATTCCTTTTGTATCGTTGTTCCCAATGTGCCTATTGCTGCTTGTATATCTTTTTTTACATTTTCCATAATCTCCATTGAGTGTTTTTGAGAATCAATAGCTTGATCCACGTTATAAAAGCTTAAAAACAAAGATATTATTCCGATGATAAGTGCAACTAGCCCTAATACAATACTTACCCATGAATTTATTTCATTTAATCCAATAACCTGCTTAAAGTAAATACTTCCAAGAAAAAGTCCTATTATGCTCGTGGCTAAAACATATATTACAAATTTTCCCCAGAACGACCGAAAAAATTCTATTTTGTTTTTAGTTGTTGCATTCTTGTCTTTTACTAAATTCCAAATTATTATGCCTTCTATAACACACATAATTACCAATATTGAACAACAAATCACCATATTCTCCTCCTGCTACAATGTCTGTTTTAATGTTAACACAATTGCAAGAACATGGCAATAAAAAGAACCTTACATTTTTTCGCAAGGTTCTAAAAGTATATATCTTTATAATACATCATAGAACATTAGGATTTGAACCTGTGGCTCCATGGCTCACGCTCACTCCCGCTCGGTGAGATGTTCTGGTGATCTGCCAGGTGGGTACTGGCAGTCATTCAAGGGAAGGAGAACTCTGTATGATCTTCCACTGAGTTCAGTTTATACTATAACATTTTGAATCGGGACATTTGGGACATTCGGGACAAATTTTAATTTTCTTTAAAAAATCTTTGAAATTCTTTTTTTATGCTCTCTTCTGTGGCTTTTCTTCCCATCTTTCCAGCTACCTGCTGCCAGGTCAGTTCTTCAAATACCTTGTATTTTATGATTCTCTGCATTCTGGGAGGGATTGTGTTTAGCCATTCTTCCACGTTTGTTTTTAGCTGCTCCGCCTGGGATTTTCTTTCTTCCAAAATCTTCTTCTGATATCGAAGCTGGCTGTCATCTGCATAGTTAAATGTTGTTCCCTGGATTTTAAAATGTTGTGGATTATAAGGAAACTCAGGGTTGCTTCCGGATACATTGGTCTGTATTACTGTCTTTTTCTTTCGGTTTAGCTTTTTAATCTCCTCTTCTGTCTCTCTGATCAGTTCGCAGGCGTCTATGTATTGGCTTAAGATATTCTTGTCCATCGGTATCGCTCCCCTTTCACAAATTCTTCAAATCCGTATCACATATTACTCACATTTTCTGGGTATAGTATTACCTGTACAGAGCAAAGAGTAATTGCAAAACTTTTTTCTTTTTCATACTTTTAGCCGGGAGCATATAGTTCCCGGCCTCCTTCTTTTTATGTATCATTTTGA